AGAAAAAGCGTGAACTTAATTGTGGAAAATATCACACACAAACTCCAGACGGAGACAATTTGGCAAAAGCGGTTCTTGACTGCATGAATGGGAAATATTTTCAAGATGACTCGCAAATAGCAGACATGAGAATTGTCAAGCGATGGGGAAACGAAGGCTCAATTTATTTCAAAATAAAAGAGATAAACTAAACAAAAAGAAAGAAAACATACGGTATATTATATTATAATTATACGAACACGAGAGTAGCTAAATTGAAAAAAGGAACTGATAAAATGCTTTACTGCAAATACAATGGAATAGACATATACTTTACCGGTTGCGAGTTTACTGCGACTAAAAATGGTGAGAAATTCACTGGCATAACGTGTAGTGATGTGATGGACTGGATAGATGGAGCGAGAGCATGAGCCACGAAAGAGATATGCAAGAATTTGAACAAGCTCCGATAGCAAAAAAACTACACAAACCGCAGCCGAATACCGATGGCAGTAAAAACCCTTTCTATGAAATTCCAAAATGGGTAAATGATTGTGATGATCTGATTGAATACCTTGAACTAAACTACTTTGAGGGGTGTATTTTGAAATCGCTTTGGACACACATTGGTAAGCGACACGATGCAACTAACCCGATGAGAGAAGCAAAAAAGCGGAAGCATTACTCAGAAAAAGAACTTACACGCTTGCAAAAAAAAGCGTAATGAATGTGAAGATAGATGTATATAAAGGTGACGGCTTAATGAGAGAAGATGGAGTAACTTACATAGCAACCATAAGCGGCGGCAAAGACAGTGTGACAATGTGCGACTTGCTTTTAAAAAATGGTTATCCAGTTGATTATATCGTTTTTAATGACACACTAAACGAATTTGATGAAATGTATCAATATATCGATAAGGTTGACCAATATTTTCAAGATAGATACAAAATGAAAATTACAAGACTTTTACCAAATACTAAAAGAAACTTTAAAACTTCTCTGTTTCGTACAAGAAGTAGGGGCGAGAGAAAAGGTCAAGTTGTAGGACTTAGAAATCCGTCAGACCCTTTTTGCGAGTGGCGTAGGGATGCAAAGATAGTAAGCTTTGAAAAATGGGCGAAGCAATTTCAAGAATATAAAGTTTATATTGGTGTCACAATTGATGAAACACATAGATGTGACAGAACTAAAAACGTTATCTATCCTCTTGTAGATGATTTTAGAATGAGTGAAAATGATTGTAAGCAGTATCTTGTAAATCAAGATATGGAAAATTCACTATATAGACACTTCAACAGAACAGGCTGTGCGAATTGTCACTATCAAAGCGACAAAGACCTATATATGATTTGGAAACATTATCCAAAACATTGGCAATTTTTTGTTGAAACTGAAAAAGAAATGGCTGACAAAAAAACGGAGTTTAAAAGGTGGTTTAGCGGGTATCGTTCATGCGAGGATATGGAACAAATGTTTATGCACAAAGAAAAACAAGGAAGCTTGTTTGACTTTAGTGATGAGCCACTAAAGGATTGCTTTTGCAAAATATAACTAAAAAAAGAATAGAAGACACAGCAGTAGCAGAAAGGATTATTTGATGAGTAAGATAGTCCACGGCTTCACCACTGAACACGGCTATGTAACCGAACAGCAGATAATGGCTCTTACAGATGAGCAGTGGAACAGCATCAAGACACTGCCATACATCGACTATCTGCGCAACAAAGTACAAAAGCTAAAAGAAATACTGAGCAATACCGAGACAATGCAGCTAAAAGACGAAAGAGCAATGATTCGCATTAGCTACAGACAAAAAGCAATCAATAAAACAATTTCAGATCTAAGAGAGGCTGAAAAATGAAATTCAGATGTACCGATGCAACATGCAAAATGTGTCACATTGCCGTATATTATTGTACAATACCTATATGTGAAATTCCTAAATGTCAAATATGTGGGAATGAAATGGCAATAGAGTCGCACACTTGAAGTCAACACTGCAACTTATTAGAGAGGCAAACGAACTAATGTCAAAAAGCAAAGCAAAGTGCATCAGCAAAGCAGAGATGATTAAAATAAAAGACACAATCAAAGAGAATTAAATGACGGAAGAGCAGAGAGCCAAAATATCTTTCGATGACGCCATGTATGTGTTTGACGATGATATTGATGCGTTAAGCGTAGCAGTTGCTGGCTTTCTGACTCGGCATGATAATATGAAGTTCAAAGGGCTTGTATCAAGAGACTTAAGGGCAGGACGATATACAAAATATCTAACGCAACTAAACAGAGTACCAAGTATGACAGAAGAAGAAGTAAGAGACGTTTGGTTTGTCAGGAGACTTGCTTTCGGAGAGATAAAAGGACAGCTTATTGAGATATATACACAAATAAAAAAGACTAATAATGAGATTAATAGATACAAGTCATCAGTAGAAACAAATAATATAATCAAATGTATTGAAAAATTAAACGATATAAAAAGAATAATTCATAATCGCACGGTAGAATCGTATGGTAAAAACATAGAAAATACGAGACAAGGAACATTGTTTTAATATGACAAACTCATGTGAAATAAAACAGCATCAAGGAAAACATAATGGTTGATAATAAAAAATTGACAGAGAAACAAAAAAGATTCTGTGAAGAGTATGTAATTGATTTAAATGCCACTAAAGCGGCTTTAAGAGCAGGTTACAAACATGAAGATATGGGAAGAAGGATTGTCACGAAAAGTCACATTTCAGGGTATATACAAGAGTTGAGAGATAAACAGCAAAAACGAACCGAAATTACAGCTGATATGGTAATAAAAGAACTTGCTAAATTGGCGTTTAGTGACATTAGGGACATTTATGATGAAAACGGAAGAATGTTTGAGCCGCATGAATTGCCAGAAGAAATATCAGCAACAATTTCATCATTTAAGGTGAGGACAGAAAAAAGCAGTGATGAGACATTGTCGGTAATTGAAGAATACAAAAGATATGATAAACCAAAAGCGCTAGAAATGCTTGGTAGACACTTTGGGCTATTCACTGATAAAATAGAACATAGCGGAGATGTTGGTGGTGTCTTAGTGGTTCCATCAACGGTATCACAAGATGAATGGGTAAAATTGGCTAAAGCACAGCAAAAAGAAATAAAAGAAAAATGACAAAAGAGATATGGAAGCCGCAAGCAGGCAGCCAAGCGTTATTTCTAACATGCCCTTTTTATGAAGTTCTTTATGAAGGCACCAGAGGTCCGGGGAAAACTGATGCTTTGATTATGGACTTTGCGCAACATGTCGGACAAGGTTTTGGTATTCATTGGCGAGGTATTCTATTTCGAGAAACATATAAGCAGCTTATAGACGTTGAGAAAAAAACAAAACAATGGTTTAGACAAATATTCCCTGGTGCAAAATTTAATAGCACAGATATGACATGGACTTTTAAGGATGGCGAACAATTAATATTAAGCTACATGCGAAAGCCTGATGATTATTGGAACTATCACGGGCATGAATATCCTTGGATAGGATGGGAAGAACTTACCAATTGGCCTACGTCAGAATGTTATGACCTCATGAAAGCGTGCAGTAGATCATCTCACCCAGATATGCCTCGTAAATATCGAGCTACATGCAACCCGTATGGAGTCGGTCACGGGTGGGTAAAAATGAAGTTTATCGACCCTGCTCCTGCTGGAACTCCCATAGCAGACAAAGACGGAAATCATCGCATACGGCTATTTGGAAGCATTTACGAAAACCTAATCCTTTTAAAAAATGACCCAAACTATCTAAAAAACCTTGAATCCATAGATGATGAGAATCTAAAAGAGGCATGGCTTTACGGTAATTGGAATATAGTAGCAGGCGGTATGTTTACTGAATATTGGGATGAAAAAACACATATTATTGAGCCGTTCAACATTCCAAGTCAATGGAGAATTGATCGGGCTTTTGACTGGGGAAGCTCTAAGCCTTTTAGCGTCGGATGGTATGCAGAAAGTGACGGAAGTGAAGTGAAGATGAATGACGGCACCATAAGAAACTTTCCAAGAGGCACTGTGTTTCGGATTGCTGAATATTACGGCTGGAACGGAAAACCGAACCAAGGCGTAAACATGCTTGCAAGAGAGATTGCAAGAAAAATAAAAGATTATGAAAAGTCTATGGGGCTCAATGTGAAGCCCGGAGCTGCTGATACCTCTATTTATGATGCGGTAAACGGAATGTGCATTGCTGATGATATGGCGGCAATAGGAATAAAGTGGACTAAAGCAGATAAAAGACCCGGAAGCCGCGTTAGTGGGTGGGAGAAAATAAAACAATATTTAAAAGCATCCAAGAAGCACCCAATGGAAGAGCCGGGCATTTTTATATTCTCTACTTGCAGGCAGTTTGCAAGAACTTTCCCAACATTGGTTCGTGACGATAAAAAGCCTGATGATATTGACACAGATCAAGAGGATCATATTGCGGATGAATTTAGATACAGAATAATGGGTAAAAAGAACACAATTGAAAACCAGTCAATATCACCATACTAAGCCTTCACATTTCAGGCTATAATTGTGCGTAAAATACAAACAAAAAGGCTAATCTATGTCTCAAGTATCGACACAGCATAAATCTTACAATAATTCTCTATTTGAGCGCATTAGAATTATCAGGGATGACACTGTCATCGAAAGTGGAAAACTTGATAAGCTGCAAGAGGAGGCGCAAAAGTCTTTCGACACTCGCCTTAAAAATTCCGTATTTATGAACCTATCTCAAAAGACTATCGAAGCAGCAAGCGCGTTTGTGTTCAAAAAAAGCGTAAGTGCTGAAAATATCGAAATGGATATTAATGATGTTGATTCAATGGGGTCATCATTAAATGACTTTGCCAAAGACGTGTTTGAGGGCGGATTGTGGTTCGGCAACTCTTTCATTTTGGTTGAGACTCCAAGACGTACAGAAGATATTATAACACGTAGAGATGAGAAAGCAGCAGGGATAAAGCCGTATTTTGTCTTGGTTCAAAAAGATGAGGTCATAAATTGGAAGTACACTTATGAAAATGGAAAACTAAAGATATACAGGGTTGTCTTGGAAGAGACAGTGCAAGAAGATGACGGTGACTTCGGCACAAAAGAGATTGTACAACATAGAGTGTTTGAAATTGGCGGCGGATATCTCATGCGAGAAACAACAAGAGGAACGTATGCAAAAGTAGAAGATAGCGAGTGGTATAATGATTTAAACCATATCCCATTAGTGCCATTCTACGCCAAAAAGACGGGCGTATATGAATCGCAGCCACCTTTTAAAAGCATTTATGATCTAAACTGGAGACTCTATAACTACGATTCATGGCAGTGGAGAAACTTTGCTTATGCAGGAAACCCGATTCTAAAAATCTGGGGTGAGACAGAAGATCAAAAAGAAGGCGCGCAGCAAGTTATGGCTGTTAATCGCGCGATGAGATTCTCCAGCAAGGACGATGGGGATGCTGAGTGGTTGGAATTCAGCGGAACAAATATTCAGAAACTTAGTGAAGAGATTGAAAAAATCAAAAGAGATATCTCAACCATGGGCGTATCAATGCTCACTAGCAAACATGACAAAACAACTCAAACTGCTACAGAGAGAGCTATTGATGCGGCACAGGAAGAGGGTTCTATCTCTTCAATGGCAGTAAGCTTGGAATATGCACTAAATAAAGCTTATGCCATTTATCAAGAGATGAGCGGCGGCGCTGAGCCCATTGGTGATGAAATTTCAGTGAACAGAGAGTTCATAACACAGCTTTTGGAAGCGCAGGACGTGCAACAGCTGACAAGCTTGTATCTAAATGGCGTAATAAGCAAAGACAAACTTCTTGATGAACTAATCAGCGGTGACTATGTCAAAGAATACGATAGAGAGGAAGACGAACTAAAAATCAATGATGAAGTAATTGTATGATTGATATTGAAAAGTTTTACTTCTTTGAAGAGCTAACAAAAAGCCATTTTTATTATTTTGATTCTGTTGAGAAACTAAAAGCAGGATGTGATGTTTTTGAAGTTGATATAAATTTAGATGACAGCTTTAGCGGGCGTTGTATAAGTTTTTTTAAAGATGATCAATCAGTTATATTTATTTTTTCCCCAATAGATAAATTACCGGTACTGGCACATGAAGTTCTTCATGCAGCACTATTTACCCTTGAAAGGATTGGAGAGCCACTGCACTACGATAGTGAGATTTTGCCATATTTAACTGAATGGCTAATGAATAAATGTATCAATATGAAAGAAAACTCAGAGAACAACGATGATTGATATAGAAGAAAATCAACTCAAGATAGCGGCATTTATAAACCGCTATAAGTCTGATGCTGCCTCACTCATGGAAAAAACATATCTAGAAGCGCTTGAAAAACTTACCATAATGATTGCAGAAACTTCAAGCCAAAGCGAAAAAGCAAGGCGTGTTGCACTGCAAAAACAAATCATTGATATTCTTGATCGAGGCTATAATAATCTTAACCCGCTTCTTTTAGATGATATGAAAACTATCGCTCAATACTCCTATACCAACACAATGCTCGCTATGGCGTCTCATGGCGGTGCTATTTTGGCTTTTACTGATCTTCCGGACCGAGTGGTTAAAGAAATACTAGATATGCGCTCACTCATTCAGCTTGGAGAAAGTGGCGTAACTATTGAAGATATGGTAAACTCCAACAAAGAAGCAGATATAAAAGCGTTCAAACAAAAAATAGGCTCAGGAATAGCATCAGGTCAAACAAGCGAGCAGATAGCCAAAGAACTAAAAGACGTCGTAAAAAGACGCGAAAAGCAAATACTTACAATAACGAGAACTGTAATAGCCGAGGCATCAAGCCGTGCATCAATGGAGTCATATCAGCAGAACGATGATGTCATAATCGGTTGGCAATATAACGCAACTCTTGACAGAAGAACTACTCCGCACTGTGCAGGCAATGACGGAAAACAATTTTTAAAATCAAAAGGATGGACTAGACTTAAATTAGCACAAAATAATTTAATTTGTCCTTGTCACTACAACTGCCGTTCACGTCTTGAAGCTCTCACTAAGTTCTCAAAAGATATCAAATCAAAGCGCGGTTATGATGGCATGACAACAGAACAGCGCAAAGAAGCAAATAAATTAAAAGGAACGGAGAGAGAT